AATTGTGCAATCTTGCTGGCTTAGGTAGAACTCGCAACCAAGAATTGGCTTAATGTTCTTTGTTTTCATTGCCTGCGTAAAAGCCACAGCGCCTGATATAGTGCCATGATCCGTTAAGGCGCAAGAAGTATAACCAAGCTCAGAACATCTCTCAGCGACCTGTGAGGGCTTACTGAGTCCATCTAGAAGGCTATAGTGCGTATGAAGGTGTAATGGTGTCCAACTCATTTTTTATCGCTATCGTCTGCCAATCTTCCACCGCCATCTCCGTAGGTGGCGATTTTGTCAATTTTTCCAAAACTCTCAACAACCTTTACTATACCCCTATGTTTTATCTGATCACGGATGTATTGGCAAACACTTTTTTCAGCGCCTTCTTTATAAGGCTGGCTAAATTTGCAAAGTTTTTGACATTTCCAGTGACTGTTTTCATTGGAGAGTAATCTTGGTTGCTGAATATCTCTTATCTGCTCAAACTTTTGCCTAAGTATATCTTCGGCTTTTTGGTAGTCATCCTCGTCAAAAACCATCGAGAATAATCCGCCGCTATTGATGTAATAAATACTAACCGAGAATTCTCGTTCTGGGTACATATTTTTCAGGGCGTAGTAGTATAGCAAAAGCTGAGTATCTTTTTGCAACTTTTCGTGAGTTTTTTCTTCGCCTGTCGCCCAGTTAATTCTTTTACCAGTCTTGTAGTCTAAGATTTCATAGTATTCGTCATCATGCTTTAAGATTAGGTCAACAGTACCTTTGATCGACAAGTATCCTTCTATTGTTTGGTCTTCAAATTCATACTTGTACTTTGCCCAAGGTTTTTTAATTTCAATATCAAAAAATAATTCAGTAGCAAACACTTCTTGATTTCTTGGGTCTAATGCACCATCTTGATAAGCTACTGCTTTTTCTGCCCACTTTAAACAAGTCCTTCTGTCCGCTTCGGTAATATTGACTTCTGGAAAAGCATTTGTGTAATATTCAAAAGCTATATCATTTAATAGCTTGAGGTCATCACACTCGTCCAATGTAAGATTTCTGCCAGTCTCTTCGTCTTCTACAATTTCCAGACCTTTATTCATTGCAACTTTCTTGTCTCCAAGAGTTTGCATAACCTTATGGGTAATAGTACCCATTAAGGCTTTTTTGTTAGTCTTGTCTTTGAATGAAAGATTGTATTGCAAAAAGTACTTTTGCTGACAAAACTCCAAAGTTCCAAGACTACTGCTCCTGTGGTAACAGACTATCATCTAGGGGTTCCAATTCTGATATAGGCAGATTGTACATGTCTGCATGAGCTACGAAATTGTTTGAAGGATCAAGCTCACCTTTTGGTACAAACCTAGCCTCGGCAAAATAATCTTCAGGTTCCATTTGTCCTAATATCTCTATGTTTCTAATTCCATAATATCGACCCTTCTTATAATCATCAAAGTGTATGTTTACAAAAATATAAAGCTCAGGTCTTTGGTGAACACTAGTCTTTGCTATTGACACTTCATAAAAACCACGATCATTCCCTTGATTATCAATACAGGAAACTGTCCTTCTTTTAGTCTTGACCTCTATCATGCGGTCATCTCTAGTGGTAATATCAAAATTATATTTACCAGATCCTTCATCGCAGCTAGTTATCTTTGCTCCAATGTAAGATGCAACAGCCTCTTCTCCCAAATAACCAGCAGCATTTCCACCACCGTTAAGGATGGAGTTTCTTATCTTACCCAGTTTTTTGGCTTTATTCTGGGCGTTAGTCACCATTCTATCATCCCAGTCTATTCTTATGATTTTGTTGTCAGCCATCCCCATCCTTTCATTACTTCCATGAGCGCCATGTTGGTTTGATCAATATTCATATCAGCGTTATGAATAACATGATCAAACTCGTCGTATCCATCCAAAGCTGTTTCGCTATCGTGTTCATCTTCGTGAGGCTTTCTAGTAAGTCTAATAACTTTGCCGCCAGCCTTCTGAATAGACTCTACCTCGTTTGGAAACCTAACATCAGGAACAATCGCCAATTCTGTTCCACTAGATAGGATTCTATTTATGCAAGCGCTAGTCCAAATATCAGGCTTGATGCCTCTACAAACGTCTGTACCGAAGTGTTGCAAAAATTCTCTTGCTGTCATAAAGCCACTGGCATTTATTACATTCGGCATATTCTCCCACTTTATATTAATGGGGGTATTCTTATCTTCGTCTGTTCCGTAGCACTGCTCTTCTGTTAATCCAAACAGTTGTATTGCGATTGACTTCAAGGGATCTGCAAAGCTAAACGATCTAACAAAAGGCCATATGTTCCTAGAGGCGTACTCTAAAAACTCTTCATCTTGACGATCTACATCTAGCATACCAAGACCTTCGACCTCTTGGCCGTTTTCATCAATCTCAGTTGCGTTTACAAATAGACTACCTTTTTCGTCCATCAGAAACTTTTCAAACACATCATTGAATCTAAGTTGGTATCCATGTAAGAAAGTTGCACAGGTACTCTTTCCGCTTTGCTTAGCTCCAGAAAATCCAATTATATTAGTCATTAGTATAACCTTTAAGTTGTGGTTTCAAATGCTCGTTTATTTCTTTAATAGACATCTCGCCAACATCATTAGCAGGTATGTCTACATCTATAATATTAAACAAGTCGCTGCATTTTTTCCTAATTTTTTCTTTGGCATTTTGTCCAGCTCCATCGCTATCAGTCAAAACAACCAAATTTAAAATGTTCATATTTTTTAGTAGCTCAATTTGTACGTCAGATAAACTAGCACCAAACATTCCAACTACATTCTTTATTCCAGACTCCCATAGTCTCCAAACATCTCCTTGTCCCTCAACTAATATAGCAGTGCCGCACGATTTTATAAAGTCTTTAGATTTGTTCAGAGCATAAAGCCATATGCTTTTTGAAAATCCTTTGCTGTTTTTCCATTTCATACTATTAGTTTCTATCATTGATCTACCAACGCACCCAACAAGAACTTCGTGTTCTTCATCGTATACTGGAACAACAACCCTATTGCTCATTGGTTTACCAGCATCTAAACAAACGCCAACATCAAATTCATTTAGAACTTGTTCGCTAAAACCACGCCTTAAATAATAATTAGAAGGCATATGCAGTCTAGACCTAACCTTGTCTCTAGTATTGTTTCTATTCTTGACTTTAGCCTCTCGCCTTTTACTTAATCCAAATTCTAGAGCAGAAGGGCCATCTTTGAAGGTAACGTTTTTAGCTTCTTCAAGAACGTTATTTCCATCAACCCCAAAGAAGTTCGTGCAAAATTTGATAACATCATAAAACTTTACGATAGAGTCTTCACTAATTTCTCCAGATTCCCTAGCGTCTCTTGTAAGCAACGCTCTGACAAGTCCGATAGGAGTGTTAATGAATTCAGACATGCAGGTTTCTCCGTAGCTTTCAGACCAACATTTCCACCTTCCGTAGTATGGATGGTCAGGTTCTAAGTTGATGGAGAAACCCATAGGGTTTTTACCTCTATGAATTGGACATGCACATGACCCAAGACCTACTTCCATTCTGGTTCCAAAATGTTCAAGTACTCGGTAGATGTTATTGATGATCAAATCATCATACACCTTTAGCTGCTTAGAGCGTTCTTGTTTGTCTTTGGATAGAGTAAAACTCATTAAAATAATTCCGAATCTTTTTTCTCTAAAGTTCCTCTAGAGTCTTTTATGTTGTCACTGACACTCAACCATCTCAGGTTGTTCAAACTGTAGTCATACTTATCATCATTAATATGATCAACTTGAATTAAAGTACTTGGATCAGGGTTTTCTAGAAAGGCTACTCCAAAAAGCCTGTGAGATTTCCAGAAACAAACTTTTTGTTCTGTTAGATTTTTTAGCTCAGTCTTACTCTTTGAGAGATAGTCGATCATGGCTTTGCAATCTTCTTTTTTTGCAATCTCATCTGCTCTTTCAATTATCTCAAACAGCTTTTTTGAATTTGAAGAAAACTCTAAGCTTACATGCACTTTTCCAAAATGATGGGTTGGATACTCTAGACTTCTAGAGACATTAGGTTTGACGAAATCTCCTGCTGCATTTTTAGCATAAGGCAACTTTTCCCATTTTAGTCCAGTCTTAGTAACTCTAGTGTAACAACCCCTTTCCTTACATCCATTTTTTGATGCTTTACACTTGAATGATTCTGGAAGCTCCCCTTCTTTGTTTGACCTATATATGTTCCTCCATCCGCAACATTCATGAATACATTCAAACCAAATGTAGTTTTCTTTTGGGTTCAATCCGTTAAACAAAAAGTATCTACCTTTTCCTAATGATTGAAATCTTTTCATTTGGTTGTTAGCATTTTGCGTATTAGTGCAGTTTCCATCAAATATTAGACCTTTGCCTAGGTCAGACGCATCAATACAACTACCCTCTTTAATTTCATTTTTGTAGGGTGTTGGTAGATTGAACAGAGAGAGTTGTTGATACTTTTGTATCATTTCAAAAATCTTTCATCAAAATGGTTTATCAGGGTAGTCATCTTCTTCAATATTGAACTCTTCTTGTTTATCACCAAGCTCATTATCGAAGCCTTCTTTTTGCTTTTTGTTTGCAAGCAAATACTCAGACTTGGTAAACCCTTCATCAATTCTTCCAAATTCACCGTTAAGGTGCATGTTAATATAGTCAAAGTCGTCGGAAAGTCCACCACCATGTCTAGCAATTAGAGGAACTAATTTTCGGTTTCCACTTTCGCCACCATCTTCGGCTATTTCTTCTTCGGATTTTTTCTTAAAGATTGTAAGACTGCTACAGAACCACGATAGTCTATCTGATCCACTAATGACATCTTCTGACTCACGAGTGATACCATCCCTATTGAGTTGAACAAATGATAAGCAAGGCACTTTTTCCTTGATTGTGAAATTCACAAGCTGCTGCATTTGATAACCCAAAGCTTGGAACTCTTTCATGTCGTTCATTTGCGAAGAACTAGTCAACTTCAAGTAGTCGTAAACAATCAAACATGGATTACTAACGCCGTTCTCGTCATACCCAACTTCTTTTTTTATCCAACGTCTCATTATGGACAATGTTTCATCAAAACTAGTTCCTGCAATAGTCACATACTTGTAAGGAATCTCTTTTAGTTTTTCTACGCCCTGTTTGATACGTTCCTGCAAACCACTTGATTTACCAAATTGACCTGTAGAAATATCATTTATAGGAATGTCAGTCATACTCGCTAGCAAGCGATGAATATGGTCTTCTCTAGACATCTCGGTGTCTAGCATGAGAACTGGGATACCAAGAGTGCCAGCAACATGCAAAGCCACACTATCAGCGAATAGACTTTTACCAGCCTTAGCTCTTGCAGCTATAAGGTCTACATTTCCTCTTCTAAGACCACCACCAATAGACTTGTCAAACCTTGTGAATCCAGTACTGATACCCATCATCTCCTGTGGGTTATCTATTAATGATTGAATGTATTCATCAATGTCTTGACCAATATCTTCTGGTTCATTGTCAACCCTACCTTCAAGTCTAGAACTAAACTCAAAAAAAGGAGTTTCACCTATACTGATGATCTCGCTTATACTTTCGTCACCAGTGACATCTTTAATTTTTATCTTGATTTGAGACGCTGTCTTGTCTACTTCTCTAGCTATTTCAAACTTTACAAGTATAGCTGCCTGATGTTTTACATTAACTTTCTCAATGTTTATTGCTGATAGTTTTTTGTAGTAGTCTTTGGGGACTCTTTTCATAAACACAGAATCTAGATCCATTTTCTTCGCTGCCGCATAAAGAGTGGGCAAATCTACTGTGTCAGAGTCTTCAAATAGTTTTTTCAGACAACTCCATATAATTTGATTTTCTTCTAGAGTGAAAGACTGTTCGGTTATTGCTCCATCAATATCTACAAAAGAGTCTTTACCGTGTTGTATCAATCCTGCTAGGACTGCTTTTTCTGCTGCTTTGTTGCTTAGTTCCGACATATATTTTCCTTTCCGTTAACCTACACATCTACTACAACGATGATAACTACCTGTTTTATACGCTGGATTTATCTTCTCCTTTCTTCCACATGCGTTGCAAACTACTTCAATCATTTTGACAGGAGGTCTGCGAGGAGTAAGATTGATGTCAGGCGTATCAAACTCTTCTCCTACAGCCTCTGTTCTGTCATCTACAAATTGGTTTTCTCCAACTTGTATTGCTTCTTTTCTTCCATACTGTCCAGCAGGAAGACTATCACGTTTCATTGTGAAGTCTTCTATCTCCGACCGCACCGACATCTGTTCTGACATCTTGTCGGAGCTTGTTGACTCTGCGTTTGTTGCTCCTGCTGATTCGGTTTTTTCTTTTGGTCTAACTTCTTCTCCTGTGAGAAGAGCATACCCTTGAATAACTTTTTCAAAATCATTTTCTAGTATTCCATTTTTTATTAGTTCTAGTGGTGACATGTTATCCCCTACTGTACTTTCTTCTGCTTAGTTCAAGCAATGTGTCTGCTTGTTTTCTAATGTCTCTTATAATATCCAACGATGAAGCTACGTTGCCATCAATTACTCTTTTAACACGCCAAACTTTTTGCACAAAATCGTCTTCCCTAATTACAGAGTTGACTTTGACTTCCCATTTGGTGTACTTATCAAATTGATTTGAAACTTTTGAAACTGCATAGTTTATAAACTCTTCGCACCATTTCGCTTTAGCAACTTCTTTGTTATGTTTCTTTTGTAGAAAATTACAATAGTTGTATATAGCGTATGCTTTTTCACAACACTCTTCTGACGTAAGAGATTTCAGCTCAAAGCCAGTGAGTGATAATATTTTTTCTACTTCAGAGTTTGGTTCTACATGAACAACATCGGACATGTATGCGTCTAGCCTGCCTACAAACTCTTCTAGTCTATCTATTGATAATGGATTGTCGCCATTCATCTTCAGTTCCTGAATAACTTAAAACAATAAGTTCAATGTCATTATTCAAAAGCCAGTTAGATTTGTCTCTATCTCTAGCCTTTGATTTTCTGAAACCTTTTCGGTCTCCATGAAAATGAGCGACAAACTCAAAATGTTGTCGCCCATGAACTTCTACCGCCAACGAATGAGACGGAATGAAGAAGTCAACGTAAAGCGTAGACTTTCTTGAAGGTTTGTGAGAACCAACAAGCGGCACTTCTTCAAGGATTGTATCATAGGGAAACTGCTCACGGAGTAACTTTCTTGCTAAAATATGCAATTTACTTCGAGGTCTCGTCTGATCCCCTGAAACTACACACTTTGACAGGTTCCAATTTCTTTCACGACCATCGAAACCTACTGCTTTCAAAACAGCATTTCCTTTAATGAATTCTGTAAAGCAGGCCAAAGGTCGTTTGCGTCGAGAAAATCTCTGAGCTTTTGTTGCCCTTGAAACTTGACTAGTCTCGTAATTTTTTCTTCATCGTCTTTGTCGATTCCTTCAGCCTCTAAAAGTTTTTTAATTGGCTTTGTGTCGTCGATTAAGAAGTCGCAGGTATACCAAGCTCCCGCTGCCGAAATCAAATCAAAATCATTTGCTTGGTCAAATAGTTCTTGTTTGTAATCAATACCTGTTCCATACCGAAGCCATCCAATAGCTTCGGCTCCTACAAATCCTCCAAGAGCAGATGTGACTACTTTCCAATGCAATGCTTGTCCAATTTGTCTTCCGTCACTCTTTTCTTTCCATGCTTGAATCCAAGCGATTTCCAGTATTGTATCCGCTTGATAACGAACCTTTACACCGCCATCAGCTACTTTCTTTTTACCCATACCGCCAGTATTGGCGATAAAGTGTGTAATCATAATAATGATAGCTCTCTGTTTAGGAACTACACTACTCATTTTCTTGCAGAAGTTAGAGAGTATCTTAGGAACTCCCGGCCTGTAATCGCCTCTGACTTCTTCATCTAAATCCTTCTGCGCTATGAAGCTAGATATTGAATCAATAATCACTACACAATTAGGATGAGCTTTTACTATTTTTTCTATAGCACCTAAATACTTTTCTGCACTGAGTGTTTCTGCTTCAGATTGGACTACCGTAATCTTGCTAGCGTCTAACCCATGGACTCCTTCAAAGTTCTTTGTGCTTAATCTGCCTTCTACGTTTACATAAAAGATAGGTCTTTCGCCATACTCTTCCTTCTGACAATTAGCAGCGAATTGCAAAGCCGTTGTTGTCTTTCCAGACTTTGGATCTCCAATCATCTGAATCCAAGTGCCTTCTCTGAAACCTCCACCAAGAGCATAATCTAGCGAAGGGCTAACAGGGATAACTTGCATGTCCTGCAATTCTTCAAAAACATCAGCTCCGTTCACAAGTATGTTTCCATACTTTTTGGTGATAGTCTTTAATGCTGCATCACTCATTCTCTAAATCCTTAAATCTAGACAGCTTACCTTTTTTTCCAAAGGGTTGTCTTGGTTTTTCTAAAGTGTTGTCTTTGTATTCTACTTCTTTTATTTCTCTACTATCTATTTCATTAAGCTTTATTTGTTCAGCTTTGATTAAGGGTTCCAGAAATCTGACCCGAAGAGAGTATATGTTCTTGCCTTTGTAAGAATTCAAGGCATTGATAATAGCTTTATCGCTATATTTTCCGAGTAGATCATAAGCCTTTGTCACTTGGCTTTTGAACTTTTTTTGCCATGTCTCAGTATTCCATAGCGCATAAGCTGGCCTGCCAACTCTTCGCTTTTCTGCCTCTCTAAGGCAAACCATTTCAGCAATGTACTGAGCAGCGTTACACGCCTGTCCCGTCGTCTTGTGCTTGTAATTTTTGTCCATTCAAAATTCCTTTCTTAACTATCAAACAGTCAGGAGATTGATACGGGTCTCTCTCCTCAAATCTTTCAGGCACAAGCTCAGGAAGTCTCCATGTTTGAACTTTTAGAGTTTCGCCTTTTAATACGCCAATGCTATAAGTATGAATAACATAGTCGCTAAACATCAAAGCTCCAGCACCCTTACAAAAAAAGTATCCATCATAGTCTGACCCAACTTCTTCTATATGAGTACGGTTTCTAACTTTTAAGTTTGTTATGTGAAGATTGTTCTCTTCGCAATAAGTCTTTAGTCTAACCCAAGCACTAGCGGGTTCAACATTTGGTCTATCATCGTCTTGATAGATAGTCTCTCCATTGGACAAAGTTGCTATCCAAATTGGATTATTATCTGCGTATCCAACTATATAACCATCAAATTCTTTTGTTAGTTGCATTATTTAATTTTATGAATTGCGGCATGATTTGTATTTTTAGAAAGCCTATTGCCTCTAGTTTCATCAGATAGCTCAGAAGCAGCAGGTGTCATAACCGTAGAACCACGATCATTATGGCCCATAAGACTAGATGCATCATCAGACTTAGCTTCAGATGTATGTTTTGGTCTAGGCGAAGTCTTCATATGTTTCTTAACAGAAGCTTCAGATCTATTCAAATCTTTTGCAATTTGAGAAACCTCTTTGTCAGAGTTATTCTCTATATAGAACTTTTCTACCTTGTTTAGTTTTCCAGTTTTCTTAGACATTAATCATTCCTCTTTTAGCCCAAGTGAATTGATTTCTTTCTTTATTAGTCAAGTAATTCAAATAGAAGTCAAAGGTTTCCTCATTGACTTTTGAAAATTTTGTATGAACAGAGCTAATTTTATTCGCATCAATTCCTTCAGGATCAAACAGTTCACTTCTATAAACTTTGACGTAGTAAAATTTAGAATCCTCCCCAGACAAGATGTAAGCACAAGCATGTGCCACCTCTTCAGATAGAACTTCCCCATCTTTGCCATAGAAAGTGTATTCAATATCTTTGTCTCTTATGAATTCAGAAATGTCTTCAGTCATCATCAACCCCTTTCAAGGAGATGTAAAATGTTTCTTCTTCTTGCCAAACTTCTTCAACAATTAAATCCTCTGGAGGAGCTTGTAAATACTCTCCATGTATATCAATCGTCCAACTCTCACCATCACAAAAAGGACATTTGACTATCAGAAAAATGTTCTTGTCGCCATCTCTAAGTTTTACAAGATTGTATAAATGTTCTTCACAATCAGCACATTGTATCTCAAAATGTTCAATATCTTCAACCCGTAAGCTATTATCCTTATTAATGTCCTCAGACATTACTTCTTACCTTCTTTAATATACTTAGCCTTCTGGGTTTTAGACATTTTATTAATGTCGGTTTTTGTTGCATCTCCAGATTTTTGCCACCACTCTTTAGACTTGTTCTTTTTAAGATTGCCTTTTTCTTGCTGCGCTCTTTTGTCTTGAAGCTCATACCGTCCCATGTTTTTGGTATTTGATTCAGCGAGCTGACCAAGAGTAGTTGGCTCACCTTTAACAAAACCCATAGGGACTTGATTAATTACTATTTTGATATTTGAACTGCCGCATTGACAAGGCTCTGGAGTTTTACCAAAGCCGTGAACTCGCTCAAATTCAGAACCGCAATCGTTACATAAGTAGTCGTAAGTAGGCATTAATCGTAAAGCGCATCTAAAATACGAGAGATAATCTTGTTCCTAATTATATCATCTTCTGTCAATTCAGCAATACCAACTCCCTGAACACCGTCAAGACGTTCTAAGAATTCTTCAAGACCTCCACGGTCTTTGTTAGCCAAGTCGGTTTGCTCAATATCTCCATTGATGACAGCTTTTGAATCCCAGCCAATTCTAGTTATGAACATTTTTAGTTGTTCAAACGTAGCATTTTGAGCTTCATCTAATATCATAAAGCAATTATGAAAGTTTCTCCCTCTCATATATTCTAAAGGAACAACTTCAATCTTGCCTTCTTCTCTATAAGCTTCAACCCTATTGCTATTTAGTCTGTATTGCATCTCTTCTAATACAGGAACAAGATAAGGGTGTATCTTTTCTTCAAAAGTTCCGGGTAAGAAACCTAGTCCTCTGCCTGATTCAATTACAGGTCTAGTAACAATTATCTTCTCAACCCTTTTATCTAATAAATAATCACAAGCTAAGCCAACTGCTACTGCTGTTTTACCAGTACCTGCTGGCCCTGTGCAAAAAGTTACATCATTTTCTGATATGATTCTGATATAATCTGTTTGGTTTTCCGTTTTTGGCTTTAAAGCCTTCCGTCTC